AGCAACAAAACCAGTCGCGCCCAGACTGACACCGCCAGTAGCAAGCGCCGTTCCGATCAACACAGCGCCAAGAGCGATGAAAGCCAAATTTCTCAAGATATTGGCACCCGTAACAACAGGAATAATCCTGATGTCATCGTCAGCCATCAGCGGATAGGTCAACTGCTGCGGCGACTCCCCTAACTCCAAAGTGTGCCGACCCACCGCAACGGTGTAGTGGCCAGCGTTCATGATTGAACGCAGCTCAGGGAAGTTGCACAACAGAAACCGGATCGCCTCAGCCGGTGTTCTTGCTACTGCCTCAAAAACTTTCTGACCGCAGTGCTCCGCCAGGTGCCCATACAGCCTGATTTTGCGAAGCATTGCTGTCATTCGCCATGCTCTTTGATTCTACCGACGACTCAAGGGTCAATCTTCGACCAGCTTTGATCCTCCATGCCGTAGATGAACCACGGCAAACCGTATTGAGAACAAGCCTTTTTATCAGGCTCACTAGGCAAAGCAGGCGCACCCGGATGGCTATGCACAACAGCTAAAACCTTGCCCGTGTCCTCAGCCGCCGCGTAGCCCATCGGATCAAGGATGAAAACGTCATCTTCATCGCTCAGGTTTTTACACGGCCAATAATGCTCCGCACCATCGAGCATGACCAACAACCCACAGCACTCCTTAGGTGCTTCTGCCTCAGCGTGCTGCACCGCTGCTTTCTGCCAGTCGTCCATCAGTTGTTTAGGCCAACAGCAGGGAACGAACCAAACGGCAGGCCACCATTGGCATCACCGTTAGGAAAACGCAAGCGACAATCACTAATACGTTTGCCGCAAGTACCTGACACCTCAATCGGGGTCGTAGTTCCTGCGACAACCTTTGGCTCTGACGTTATTGGGGCATTGTCCGACGACCAAACCACATCAGTCCCATCAGAATCCTCAATTACCAGTACGCCGTTGTCTTTCAAACGCAGTTGTTTGTTCAGGTAGCCAGTTGCAGTGACTTTGTAACCCGCACCAGCTTCCTGCAGCGTGCCTTCTGTCGGATGATTGACAGCGAAAGGGTTGCTGCTAGTCAACGCAATCTTCAAAACAAAGTCTTCGTTGTTTCTCCAAAAGCCAGTCTGACTGTCAATGTTGATGCTTGAGATTGTGTTCCAACCGTAGCCCGTATAGTTTTGGTGATCTTTTGAGTAATGGGTGGCAGGGATTGCAATAGAAGTCAGGGTAAACGTAATGGTTACGGAGCGACTTCCGAATTCATGGTCAGCATCAGTGAAGGTGTGGGTGGCCGTCGTTTGCGCACCTACGCCTTGTTCAGGAGTGGGACTGCTCCCTTTTATCTGCCAAGTAAAAGCGCCTGAGCGCCCGATCTCTACATCAGCCGGATACCACTGGCCTTCACCACCGCTTGTCAGACGAGTCAACGCCGAAATCTGGCCCAGCTCGTGCGTCTTTGCGCCCCAAAGAACAGACCCGCCAGCGTAATCGTTGCGGGCAAAATCATCGTTATACAGAACAAGGTTGCCGTCAGCTTGCATCCTTAAGCTGTAGCCATTGGCATTGGCGCCGATGTTTGTTCCCGTTCTCCAGATAGCGTGGTCAGAGCTGCCCCCTGGCTTTTTGTAAATAACAAAGTTGCCATCAGGCTGCATTTTTGCCGTAAACCAGCCATTTGTTGAGACCAGTGCCTCGTTCTCATTGAGCTGGGCACCTGCCACTAACTTGTCGGCGTTTGTTGAGTAACCGAACCCAGAGGCCGCTGCAGGCGTAATTGATGTGCCTGTGACTGTGAACTCGTTGCTGCCGCTATAGCCGCACTCTTTGCCTTTGTAGTCCCACTGGCAAAGGTTTTGCATCACAAGGCGACGCGGTGCCTTTGTGTTTGGCATGTCAAACGACGACACCAGCTCAAACTCAACGAAATCTCTGTTCTCAGCAACCTTGCGGTCGATGTAGTAAATCTCTGGAGGGAACTGGGCGTTGGCACCTGAATCAGGGTTGCCGTATGGATTGACCCCATTTTCCCAGTTATCGCTGTCAAGAAAACGGCTGAGCGTGCGAATCCGTTTTACCCGTGCGCCGCTTAAGTCGTTGCCTGGGGTGATTTGGTTAATACCCAAAAGCAACGCGGTGATTTGGCTTTGCAAGTTGGCAAAACGGATCGATGGTCTAGGCAGCGTGCCGTCGCCATTGAACTCAAAACCTGATGCCTCTACAGGCAAAGGGATATAAGGCGTGCCACCGTATTTGATTGAATATGCGTCAAGAATGTCATCAGATCCAGCTGGCAACGTTGTCTTACGGTTGCGGCCTGCGTGAAAGTAATACTCTTCATCGGAGCCGTGCAGATCTTGAAACAACTTCAGCTCAAACAGCTCAATAATTGCAAAAGGGCTGGAGTTGATCAGCTCAACAAACGCAGTGCTCATGGCCTAATAACTTGCTCGAAAGTTGCAGTGATTGTCGCCCTGTTTAGATACGGTATGGACTTCGACCAGTCTTGGCAAATCCACTTGTAAGTCTCCGTTTCATCCGGTGGCGACCACTCAAAGTGTTCCGCCCCACCACGAGCTTCAAGGAAGCTTTCGATGGTGTCAGCATCAGCCTCTGACACCTCAAACTTCAAGCTCCACTGCTTGAGGTCGGTGTTAAGGCCGTAGCGCAGCTGTTGGCTGTAGCCGTCTCCAAGCTGGACATTTCGCACAGTAGGCCTACTGCGCTTGGTTGCCCCGTAGGTCGGGTTAATTGAAGGGAAAGTAGCCATCAGCGCGTAAGCAGACCACCAGGCCGCTTCTGTTTGATCAATTCTGCCTGCACTGCCTGACCAATCAAGCGGCCAAGTTGGTCGGCGTTGCCCTGGTTGCCTTGGACTTCAGTGCCAGACGCATCGACGTTGACGACAACGCTGGTGCTGCCCATCGCACCATTAGGGATGATCGTGCCTGCACGATCAGGGACAAACAATTCAGGGCCACGCTCGCCAACAATCGACGCACGGCCAACAGGTGGACGGCCACCCCCGGCAAAACCTGGCAACAGGCCAAGCAATCCAGAACCACCCTTGCCGCCGACGTTAAAACTGCCTATCCCTTTGGTCAGGAACATGCTTCCCAGTTGCCTCAGGATGCCGGACAACGACTCACTCAGTGACTTGCTGCCATCAATCGCGCCCATGATTGCGCCAGTAATGCCGTTCTGAATCACGTCGGCAATCTCTTTGACTTTGGCCAGCTGCTTGTCCTGTTCTTCCTTCAAACGCTTGGCAGCCTCAATCCTTTCTTCGTCTGCTTTCTTGAGGTTGTAAGTCTCCTGCAAAAGATTTTGCAGCTTCTCGACCTCTTCCTGTTTTAGGTCTGGGAACCGTGCCGCAATATCGAGCTTTGCAAACTCAAGTTCTTTCAGCTCACGCGCTTCACTCGTTACCTCTTTTTCAAGATCTCTCCTGCGCTCTAGCTGCTGCAGAAGTTTTTTGTAGTCCTCCTGTTGCTGTTGAAGGGGTGTCTTCTTTTTGCTTGTCGTTCCTCCAGGCTTTGCAAGAGGTTTGTTTGTTTGCTGGATCGCGTTTGCGGCGTCTGTCTGCGGTGCCGTAACAGGTGCCATCACCCCAGCCCCTAAAGCCGCGGCATCCATCAATAGCTGCTTACCACCGCCAAGAACTCTTTGAATCAAGTTTTTGGCAAAGTCCGGCAGCATGTCATACATGCGGCCCAACAGGCGGGGGATCGTCATGATCAATCCGCCGATGCCTTCAAAGATTGCTGTTCTAAGCCCCTTAGTTGCGTTCATAACAGCGCCAATAGCGCCGCCAATCACTTGCCCTATTGCCTTGCCAACACCTACGGCAACGTGCGTGATCGTCTGAAGGACACCTAGGAAACGCTGAAACCCTTGCTCTAACTCAAAGGCAACACTGACGCCTTCCATTCCAAGGGCTTGGCTGATTGCTGAGCCGATCTCACCAACAGCCGCAAAAATTGCCCTGAACGGGGCCAGCGTTAACTTCACAGCTGCGGTCAAGGTCTCGACCGTCACGGCAGCCACTTTGAACGTGCTTTTCAGCAGCAAGCCAAGCTCTGAGCCATCAGCGAACAGGTTGGTAAATGCCGTCTGAAGGCGCTTAAGAGAACCATTGATTGTGTCGCCTGCCTCAAAAGCAGCTTTGGCGGCTGCGCCCTGGGCGTT